TCAGTAGAATGACAAATACCATATTTGATAGGTGGGAATATCCTGATTGGTAGTGTTCACGTCCTATTTCCCCATTTGAAAAGCTTGCTATCAATAAATAAATTTAGAAATCAACTGAAACTTCTAGAGGAAATCAGATGGCTGGTTTAGGCTTAGTATCTCCTGGAATTAAGGTAAGAGAGGTTGATCTTACCCGTGGTGGAATTACAGGCGTAAGTGACCAGACTGGCGCCATCGCAGGACCTTTTGTTAAGGGTCCAGTTAATGAGCCAATTCTTATCGAGAACGAAAAGGACTTAGTAGACACTTTTGGTGAACCCCAAGAGACTAGTAACCACTATGAGTATTGGATGAGTGCTTCATCCTATCTCTCATACGGTGGGGTTCTGAGAGTTGTAAGAACTGATGGTACGTCACTCAACAACGCTAACGCTGCTGTTGCAACTGGTGCTGCATCGTCTGTAACAAATTTAAAACTTAAGAACTTAGAAGAGTATTATAACGGAAACGACACTCCTACAGACTGGTATTGGGCCGCCAAGAACCCTGGTACTTGGGCAAACAACCTGAAGGTTTGTGTTATTGACGCACTGACCGACCAAACACTGACTGGTATTACAACCGCAGGTGTTGTTGTTGGTGCTGCAGTCACCCAGGCATTCGGTGGAGTAACAGTTGGTGGTATTGGTACTGCAATTACCCTTAATGGTCACCTGAAGGGTATCGTTACTGGAATTGGATCTTCTTCCATCGATGTTAAGATTGTAAGTCAGGTATCCGCAGCTGGTACTCTTGCTGATGCCGAGTACACCCAAGGTGGTGCTTATGAGTTCAAGACAACTAGAGTTCTGAACATCGTTGGCGCAACTGGTGCTGCTTCAACTGAAATCACAGTTGAGAGAGGAATTGGTGGTGTTGATACTGCCGCAGTTGATGGTGCTCAACCAATCGGAGTTGGAACTGAGTTCTTCCTCTACAACACGGTAAGTTCTTCACTCACCATTGACCAAGCTGGTGGACAATCACTTGCAATTGGTGCAACAGGTGTTAACCTCTCCAGCACTATTGGTGTTAATACAGTTGGTGGTGCTTCTGCAAACATTCTTCTGATCAATGGAGAACTGATTGGTGTTGGTGAGACAATCGTTAGTGGCACAGGTTTCGTTGGTTTCTCCACGAGAGGTATTGACGGTACGATCGAGGCTGCACACAACGACGGAACTACCGTCTATCTTCTGTCACAAGCTGGAACCGCTGGTACGGTAAGAACTGCTGCATCTGCAACTGGCACTGTAATCGGTATCACAACTCTTGGCAGTATCGATGTTAACGACTACATCAGAACTCAAAGAGTTGGTGTTGGTACAACTGGTGAACTTCTGAAAGTCACTGGTGTCACCACAAACTCAGCTCTTACTCCTACCGCCGCAATCGACTGGTACGATGGTCAAACACTTGGTTTGAGCAACTCAACAGTATATTGGAAGAATATTGCTGCCAAACCTGGCACTTCTGCATATGCTTCTGCAAGAGCATCAAGATTTGACGAAATCAACGTTGTAGTTGTTGATGATGATGGTTCAGTAACTGGAACCTCTGGACAAATTCTTGAGAAGTTTGTTGGTCTGTCCAAGGCTAAGGATGCCGTACAGTTCAACTCACCTGTTTACTACAAGAACTACGTCGCAGATAACTCTGAATATCTGTTCGCTGGTTATGCTCCATTAGGATCTGCAACTGGTTTCTCCACTGGAAATACCGCAAACACTGCATCTGGTTCCGCATGGGGTCAGAACGCACAGGGTATCGTCTTCTCAGGTATCGGTAGATCCACCTACACTCTTCTGGGTGGTTTCGATTACGGCGGTTCTTACACCGCTCCTACCTACACCGCAACTCTGGGTGACCTGATGGAAGGTTACGATCAGTTTGCAAACCAGAGAGAGTATCCAATCAACTATCTGATCATGGGCCCTGGTCTTGCTTCCAGAGATGAAACCGTTGGTAAGGCCAACAAACTGGTACAAATCGCAGATAACAGAAAGGATTGCGTTGCAACCATTTCTCCAAGAAGAGCTGACCTTCTGAACGATCAAGCTCCACTGACAAACAGCGACACCCAAACGAACAACGTTCTCGCTACTCTGCAAGGAGTTAACTCCTCCTCATACGCTGTCATGGACAGTGGTTATAAGTACACCTTTGATCGTTTCAACAACAAGTTCCGTTACATCCCATGTAACGCTGACGTTGCTGGAATGATGGCAAGAACCTCACAGAATTCATTCCCATGGTTCTCGCCTGCTGGAACAACCCGTGGTACGGTTAATAATGCAGTCAAACTTGCATATAACCCATCACAGGCTCAAAGAGATCTGCTTTACACCAAGAGAATTAACCCAGTTATCGCTTCTCCTGGTGGTGGTATCGTTCTCTTTGGAGACAAGACTGCTCTGAGTTACACTTCTGCATTCGATAGAATTAACGTTCGTCGTCTGTTCATCACAATTGAAACCGCAGTCGAGAGAGCTGCACGTGCTCAACTGTTTGAGTTCAACGATGCAATCACCAGAGCAAACTTCGTCAACATCGTTGAGCCTTTCCTCCGCGATGTTCAAGCGAAGAGAGGTATCACAGACTTCCTGGTTGTCTGTGATGAGAGCAACAACACTGCTGATGTGATCGACGCGAATGAATTCCGTGCCGACATCTTCGTGAAACCTGCACGTTCCATCAACTTCATCGGCCTGACATTCGTTGCAACCCGCACTGGAGTTAGTTTCGAAGAAGTAGTCGGCACCGTCTGATTATTAAATAGTACAGCACATCATCAACCGTTTAACAGGAGTAAGTAAAAATGCCTCAGCAAATCCCAAATACAGGGAGTAATGCGAGAACCCTGGATACCTTTAAGTCAAAGTTGTTGGGCGGCGGCGTTCGCCCCAACTTCTTTGAGGTAGAACTCAAGTTCCCAGCACTGGGAATTGACGACAACGATGTGAGTGACAGAACTCGCTTCCTGGTAAAGGGAGCTAATCTGCCCGCCTCTATTGTTGCTCCAATCTCCGTTCCTTTCCGTGGAAGAGAACTTAAGATTGCTGGTGAGAGAAGTTTCGATACTTGGACAATCACTGTTATCAACGATAGCAACTTTGTTCTCAGAGATGCTTTCGAAAAGTGGATGAACGTTATCAACAAAGTTTCTGATAACGCTGGTGAAGTTGATCCAACTGTCTACCAACAGGAAGCTTATGTTCATCAACTTGGTAGAGCACCAATCACTAATCAGGCTGGAGTTCCTGCAACTTCAGGATCTACTGTTCCCATCCTGAGATCATACCACTTCCATGGTGTGTTCCCAACTAACGTTTCTTCGATTGAACTTTCATACGATCAGAATAACGTTATTGAAGAGTTCTCCGTTGAATTCCAAGTTCAGTGGTGGGAAGCCCTGAATGAAAATGGCAACGTTGTCGTTGGTTGATAAATAGACCATAAGACAATACTGACAAAATGGCTAAATTATTCGGTTTCTCCATAGAAGGGGCTGACGGAGATAATCTGCCAAAGTCTGCGGTTTCTCCTGTTCCGCAGAACGAGGCAGATAAGTCTGACTACTATGTTAGTAGTGGCTTCTATGGACAATACGTTGATATTGAAGGTGTATTCAGAAACGAATACGATCTTGTTAAAAGATACAGAGAGATGTCTCTGCATCCAGAGTGCGACGAAGCGATTGAGGATATTGTAAACGAGGCAATTGTTTCCGATCTCAGCGACAGCCCAGTTGAGATCGACCTCCAAAACTTAAACGTCGGGGATAATATCAAAAAGATTATCCGCGACGAATTTAAGTATATTAAGGATCTCCTGGACTTTGATTCCAAAGCCCATGAGATTTTCCGTAACTGGTATGTTGATGGAAGACTTTATTATCACAAGGTAATTGATCTTAAAAATCCACAAGCAGGTATCCAAGAACTGAGATACATTGATGCTTTGAAGATCAAGTATGTTCGTCAGGCTAGAAAGAAAGATCCAAATCTGGCCAGACTGAACAGTAACGAACTAACAAATACGCTCACTCCAGAAATGGATGAGTATTTTGAGTACAATCCAAACTCAGGTAAATCAGGTTCTGGGTATCTTCCAACCGCAGGTGGAGCGTCTGGTGGAATTAAGATTGCAAAAGATGCAATCACATATTGTACCTCTGGTCTGGTAGATCGCAACAAACACAATACACTCTCTTGGTTACATAAGGCAATCAAAGCCCTGAACCAACTGAGAATGATCGAAGATAGTTTGGTTATCTACAGACTGTCTCGTGCTCCAGAAAGAAGAATTTTCTATATTGACGTTGGTAATCTGCCAAAGGTAAAGGCAGAACAATATCTTCGTGATGTCATGAACCGTTATAGATCTAAGTTGGTCTATGACGCAAACACGGGTGAGATCCGTGATGACAAGAAGTTCATGAGTATGCTTGAGGACTTCTGGCTGCCAAGAAGAGAAGGTGGTCGTGGTACAGAAATCACAACTCTACCAGGAGGACAGAACCTTGGTGAGATTACTGATATTCAGTACTTCCAGAAAAAACTCTACAAAGCTCTGGGTGTTCCAGAAACCCGTCTTGGTGGGGAAGGTGGTTTTAACCTTGGTCGTTCTTCCGAAATTCTCAGAGATGAACTGAGATTTAACAAGTTTGTTGGTCGTCTCCGCAAACGTTTCTCTAACATGTTCCTTGACATGTTGAAGACGCAACTCCTCCTGAAGAATGTTATCACTCCTGAAGATTGGACAACAATGTCCGAACACATTCAGTTTGATTACATCTATGACAACCACTTTGCAGAACTGAAAGAAAGTGAGTTGTTCCAAGAACGTATTAATAACGCTGCACAAGCAGAACAATACATTGGTAAGTATTTTTCACAAGATTATGTAAGACGTAAGATCCTGCGTCAAACTGATGAGGAGATTGTTGATCAGGATAAACTGATCGCTGCAGAAATTGAGGCTGGTTTGTATCCAGATCCTCTCATGATGCAGTCAATGGAACTTGCAGGTGCCGCAATGGATCTGCAAAACAAAGCCCCATCAGTTGAAGATCCTCAAGTTGATGAAACTGCGGTTGAAGCCCCTGAAGGTGGCGAAATATAAATAATTTGTAGTGTACTTACATTATCGTGGATTCTGAACAATTTGTTGATTTGGTGTTGCAAGACGCACCCGCCCATGAAATTAGTGATGCGATCAAGGATATCCTGTTTGCAAAATCTGCAGACAGACTTGAAGCTGGAAGACCTGTAGTTGCTGCAGATCTTTTTGGTGATGAAGAAGAATATTATGAAGATGACGTAACCCAAGAAGACCCCACTGAGGAAGAGGATGGCTAGGATCAATTTAAAAGGTAATGAGGTTGACATTGCTGCTGGTATTGGAAACAGTAGTGCAGTAGACAATGCAACTCTTGTTCGCGTACTCAACCCAAGTGGTACTGCTACGGTGGTTCATGTCACCGATCCTACTGGGGTCAATGCATACTCGGGTATTGGATCCTTTACTCTTCAGGGTAATGCTGTTGAGTACGTTGAGAAACAACCAGCATATACAATTTTTGGTGAAGCTGCAATTAAAGCAGTAAAAGTCGGATTCGCTGCAAACTAAAATGAAACTTATCAGAGAAGAAATCGAACAGGTAGAAGTTATCGTTGAAGAACGCAACGGTAAGAAGAACCTGTATATCGAAGGTGTATTCCTCCAAGGCGATATCAAAAATCGCAACGGAAGAATGTATCCTTGTTCAACCCTTGAGAAGGAAGTAGCCCGTTACAACGAAACCTTCATTCAAAAGGGTCGTGCTCTTGGTGAGCTGGGTCACCCCGATGGACCTACCGTAAACCTGGATCGTGTATCCCATAAGATCACTTCTCTGTGTCGTGAAGGTAACAATTTCATCGGTCGTGC